GCAATTACTACAGACAGCGCTGGGTCTAAACCTAATTCATTACTTGCTAAGAATGTTAAGAATGATACCAATACGCCACGTGCGTATGACTTTAGTATCGCCTTTTGTTTTTCGCTTATCTTCATATCTTGCCCCCTATTAGTGGTATATCGAACGGCCTTGCATCTGTGTCGCCTAGCTTTGTAAAGCTAATATGGATGTGTCGTTTGTGTGGATTAATGCCTTTGTACTTACGCCATTTCCAGTTTAATATCTTCGAGCATATTCGCCCGTTGTAGATGACGTATGATAAACGTTTATCGGATTTCCCTGCGATTCTGATTTGGTCAGCCAAATAAGGTGCGAGGCTATCGGATGACTCCAACCTAGAATTAATATCAACTGCTCTGACCCACCCATTGATGTCTGGATTATGATCCGATTTTCTGGCGGAATGGCGACTATCGCCCAACCATCCTTCTGGACTCTTAGTACTCCGATCCGGAAACCACGTATCAACTTGATCTCTTAACTGCACACCAGCTGCACATAGTTTAGGCTTCAAAATCAACCTCTGGAACTATCCAGCGGCAAGTATTTTCATCAAATCCAATAGCATTATCAGGCTCAGGTGCAATAAACGCATCACGTGTTGCATCGTACGTATAGCCAATGCCAGCATAATTTTTGCGTATATTGCCATTGTATGAAGTGCGCTTGCAAGTTTGACCCTTAAAGTTTGCATACCAAGTTTCGGTATCTAAACCTTCAATAAGTTCTGTTTCATCGATACCAGTAATAACTTCGGTAACGATATTATTTTCATCTAAAAATGCGTAATGTGCCATTATGCCCAACTCACATTTCCTGTGCCAGCAGTAATGCTTGTTACTTTAAAACCACCTGATGGTGATGCTGTAGAACCAGTCAAGCCTGCACCTATTGTTATTGTTAAACTGTCTGGATATTTCAAGATAACAATTCCTGAACCACCATTACCACCTGCTCCCGATCCTCGTGAGCCTCCGCCACCCCCAGCGCCACGATTTGCAGTTCCATTACCACCAGCTATCGGGAATGATGTGGTTATTGATCCATTACCGCCAATACCAGAGCCGCCTAAACCGCCAGTACCATTTACTGTTGTAGAAAAAGTACATCCGCCACCACCTGCTGCGTAAAATAGGGAAGAACCTGTAATTGAATTAGATGTACCTGTGCCACCTGTGCCACCAACATTTGATCCACCATTTGTGCCAGCAGCGGCACTGCCCCCACCCCCGCCGGCAGAAGATATGTTTGATCCTCCAATAGAATTTACGCCGCCATTATTACCTTGTGAAGGAAAAGTGCTTGGTGTGTTACCAGATTTTGCAGAAAAAACTGTAAGACTTCCAGCGCCTGCGCCACCAGCTGATCCTCCATTAGTAGCGTTATCAGCTGAATCATATCCTCCAAAACCACCACCCGTAGATGTTATTACATCAAAATAGGAATCAACTCCCTGCGTTCCTACACCACCTGAACCTGCGCCCCCAGCACCTATTTGCACTGCATAATTTACAGATTTGTTAAATGAATAACTATTAGATGTACGATATCCTCCTGCGCCCCCACCCCCGCCAAGGTTGCCCCCGCCTGATCCAGCGCCAGCAACAATTAAATACTCTAAAATTAACGCTTTATCTGCAAATAAAGCAGCTGTAAGTGTGCCAATCATTATGCAATAGCCCCCACTACATACCAAGCATTAGCAGCTGTTTTAATACAGGCTGCTGATTTATATTGTGCAAGGGTTGGAGATGCAGCGGTAGCGCCTGCACTTAATACTGTCGTAGTAGCAGGTGTAACTGCGCTAATTGTGCAAGTGCCTGCACCTATGTTAAGCACTGTAATAACTGTTCCTACTGCAAAATTGTATGTTGCATCGGTTGGTAATTTAAATGCAATAGCAGTTGCTTTATTGATCTGCACTAACTGCTGGTACTCATCGCCACTGCCTGCTGTATAATCTGCTGTCTTAGCAGCTTGTACTTCAAAGGCTGGTAGTCCATTCCACATAGCGGATGTGACTACTTGCCCTGTTGTGCCTGGAAAAGTTGACATTATATCTCCTTAGTAAGATAAGACGTTTTGGTCTAAGACCCCGTAATCTACGTTGCCTATTATAAACCCATCTATGACAGGTTCTAGCGTTGTAAACACCACTTTGAAGCTATTAGGTGTGATGATGTTTTGAACGCCAAATATCTGTAGTGTTTTCTCCAGCTTAGATCCACCAGGCTGGGTAGTAATTACTGTGATCGGATCAAAAAAATCTAGGTTTAGGGCTGCTACTACACCTGTATCGTAATTAGGGGTATATAGATCTAACTCGATGGCATCGCATCGGATGGTTGTCTCAGCTCTGCTAGCCACATAAGCTCTGGCATAATCCAGTGCTACTGCGTCTGTTTGCATTAGCAAGTCTTGTTGGTTATATGAATGAATAAAATACTTGTCAATACTTGCCTGATTGCTGGCAGATTGCACAGTGCCGCCAGTCCTTGTTATCTGGGCTGAATTAAAGATAAGGGTGTCATCTAGTTTCCAGGCTGCCTTAGCGTATGGGATACCTGTGCCATCATCTGCAAAGACTGTGGGTGTATTGCCTATGGTCTCTGTAGCTGTAAGCCTGTCCTTGAATACAAAGGATCCGTCAAAGCCTACATATATTGCGCCGTACTCTGACTGGGCGACAGTCTGCATAGCACCTAAAGCAGTACGTGCTGTGCCTGGATCATTTTGTAATAAAGTTTGACCCGCATCTATCTGGCGCTGTGATAATGGCCAGTCGATCTCATCTAATATCTCATTAATACGTGTGCCTGATAATTGACCAGCAGTAGCACCTGTGACTGTTGATATCTGGGCATTGTAAGCCAGGCGCATAGCATCTACAGCTTGTATGGTTGTGTAAGCAACCTCTGTTGCATCTTTAGGTTGTGTGTTTACGTAGCTTGTAATAAAGCCTGAAAATAAAGGGTAGGTTACATTCTGAAAGTTGGCAGATATCTGCACCTTTTTCATAGGGGTCAATAAACCAAAATAAGGCCCAGTCGGATTTGTAGGGTTAAAATCTCCATTTTGATCTACTATGCGTAATGTTAATTGGCCTGTCTGGAATTGATCGAATAAAGCATTACGGCCTACAGCTGTTTGAATGAAGTTAATACGATCTGACACGTCAACAATTACGGCTACGGCATCGGCTAGTACGTTTGTGCCTAATACACCAATATCCAACTGCATAGCCTGAGCCGTGCTAGGCCCAGTGCTAAAGTTAATAATTGCATTGATTGTAGGAGCACTCATTGAAGTAGAATCAACGATCCACGAGGTACTATGCCATCTCCTAATTTAATGACATTACCTAACGCATCTTGTATGTATCTCTGTAGGTCTTGCTCACTACTTAATACTGCGCCAGTGTTGATTACAGGTGCAATAGTTACTGGTGTTTGTGCCGCCGCTGCCGCTGTAGTCGCACTGGATGGCATTCCGCCTGGCACTGCATATTGACCAGTTTGGGCTAAAAACGCATCAGCTTGTGCTTGTAGTCTTGCAGATGCGCCAGCCAAAGATGCCGCTGCGCCTGAATCTGAACCCATTGATTTGAAGGTATTAGTTAGGCTTGTAAAAATTGCATCGTATTTGCTAGGCAAGGTGTTTAAGGCATTAGCAGCATTGGTAGCACTATCAGCTAAAGTTTTAGCCGCAGCACTAGCCGCTAACTCTGCATTGTATTTCTTAGCCAAAGCCTCGTTATTGTCTAGGATGGCTAACTTAGCCTGTATGCGTAATTTGGTCTCAGCATCGGTAGCCTCGCCCAACGCCTTCATTAAGGCTATGCGCTCAACGTTAAATTTTTCTTCCAGTTTATCTACCTCAGACTTGGCCTTCATCTTGTTAATTTCGTCTTGGCGTAATTTGTTAGAAGTTTTTAGCCTAGTAATTTCTTTAACACGTTCTATATCTTTAGTGGCGCTAGAGCCAAGTCCATAAGTAAAGTTGGATGTGGGTTTTGTTCTTTCTGTTTCTCCAAGTTGTTTCAAAATTGTTGCTAGAGGGCCATACAACATTTTTATTGATATGTTTTTTAATCCTAAAGATTCTAGCAAGCCTGTAAATTTACTTATTAACAAACCTATGCCCACAGTTATATCAGCAATATCTGTTGCTAATTCTGTCATAGCGTTGCTTACATTTTCAATATTTTTGTCTTTGCCTAATAATGCCAAAGAATCTAACAAGCCTTTACCAATAATTTCACTTGCATCCGCAGCTGCAACTTTAAGTAAATCCATTTTACCGGCATAAGTATCTAACCTGGCTGCCGCTTGCCCAGCAAATTTTTGATTTAACTCAGCAAGGATATTTTCCATCTTGCCAGCCTTTAAGGTGGCCTTACTAATGCCTGCGCCTAATCTGCTTAATCCTGTTGTGTTGCCTGAGTATCCACGTGTTAATGCAGCGCTAACCTCGGTTACAGATTTACCAGTAGCAGCGCTGATATTTAAAGCTGTATTTAAGGCTTCTTGGCTCTTGGTTATTGAGCCAGTGACTGTCAATAATTGCTGAAACGCTGGACGTAATTGGTCATCGAGGACGCCTGTGGTGCGCTGTAAATTGCCTATGTAATCTTCTACGGCAGGTGCTGCAAATGCAAACCCTGTATTACGTAATTGTATTTCTAAGGCCTTGGCAGCCTTCTCATCTTCTGCAAACGCTTGCACAGCCTTCTTGCTGTAGTTAAGTAATGCGGTTGCGCTAAATACGCCAGCAAAGACTTTGCCAAAGCTCTTGACTTGTTTCTCAAATGCGGATACTTCTTTTTTGCCTTTTTTTAATCCTTTGTTGTCAAAGGTGCTGAGTGCGGAGACTACTAAAGTTGGCACAATTACACGCCCTTAAATCCACGAGCAGATCGCTCTTTGTAAAATCCTAATACCTGAGACTTTTGTTCTAATGGCAATTTTTTATAATACGCAAATATGGCATCATCGATTGCCTTTTGTATATTTTTATAAGCATTTCCCTGTTCTTCTTTCCACGCTTTATAAATTACTCGACCTTTATTTTTACGGCCCCTACGACCAACTGAACCTGCCATAGTTGCATCTTCAACCTGTGGTAATGCAGCTATAAATTGTATGCCAGCGTTAGGGTTTAATGATGCGCCACCTTGACCAGAAGTCTTTCGGCCTGCGGTTTCATAAATTGCACCAGGCGCTGATTCATTACTTACATAGTTATAAACGCTATAACCTTTTCTATTACGTTTATTAGGGCCTAGCTTGTATTTAATTTCTGATCTTGCAGTTTGTTGGTCATACGCAGGAAACGGCCTGCGCTGGCCTTCTTGTGGTTGTGCTTGTTTTAGCCAGCCACTTAACACATCTTGATTAGCTGGTAGGTTTTGCTTAGCCTTAGCAGCTGTTTTTAACATCGGTGCTTTAAGGCTAGCCCTAACATTCTTGTACATATCTTCATCTATCTCATCAATAGCTTTAAGGAACTCTCTAACGCCGTTTACTACGACTGGCATTTCGAATCTCCTTAGCTCTGTCGGTTAGCACCTGTATAATTGCTGCATACATTTCGCTATCCATATCAATAAACTCTCTAGGCGGTATCCCAGTCTCTACGCTCAGCTGTGCGATGCTGTAAAGGATTGAATCCCGCTGTATTATTTTTTTTCTTCGTCTAATACCTCGACAGTATCTAGAGTGTCTATGAACTCTGATCCCCATAAAGGTATCTGTGCGCCAGCCCTGCGTAAGCATTCATAAGCAAGCCAAAAAATCTCTGTTTGCCTTTCGTGCTCACGCAAGACCTTGCTAATTCCTGAGCCGTACTTTAACTCGAAAGCGTACTCGACACCTGGTGTTATCTTGTGCTCTGATACTTCACCATTAGCCCTTGTTATCTTTAGCTTTGCCATTATTACTCCTTAGTTAGAATGCCACCGATGGGGACACTGTTACTGCGGAGTTTACTGTAAATGTGATAGATGAGGTAGCAATTTCAGCCACGCCACCTTGACCGATTGGGGTTAGGTTATTTACCAAGATTGAGAATTGGTAAGTTGGGTTTGTAGCTGCTACGGCAGTGCCTTTAACAGTAATTACTGATACTGCTAGGGTCTTGCCAAATGCGGCGCTCAATGTGTCGTTTACCTGAGCTGCTGCCCAGTCATTGATAAAGTCGATAGTAAATGTAGCTGATTGTAGGCCCGCAACAAACTTATGCGCTGTGTCACCCATAGCAGTTACTTCTAGTTCATCTACGATCTGGTTAATTACAGCATTAGTCACGTATGAGCTAATGTCGATTGATGGTGTAGTAGGCGCAGCATTGGTAGCCAACTTAACACCTACGTTGTTATTTAAATAGATTGCCATTGTTATTCCTCGTCTTTCTTAGTTTGTGCAGTTGGTTTTGGTGCGCTTGCTATTTGGCCTGTCTTTTTTAAGAAGGCTAAGTCTTCTTCGTGTGTGCTCATTTTAACTCCAGCTCGTTAGGATTGATACAGTTATTTCTGATGTTAATAAATCTCCACTAGCTGCATTGGTTATAGCTGGAGCGGAGACACTTGATATGTTGTAAACCAGGGTAGATGCCGCTAGTTTGGTTACTACTGCCACAATAAAATTCTCTATGCCTAATAAGTTACCTTGATTGTCAAATGCAGGTGTAGTTATTAAAATCTTAAAATTAGCCAGGGGTGCTATACCTGTTTGGCTATTATTGTTTGGCACGATGTAGGGGTCTGAGGGTGTGACCACCACGCTATTTGCAAGCAAATTGCTGGGCGGAAAACTAAAGGTTGACCATACGCCATTGTTTGTAAGGGCGGTTGCTAGTGTGCCACGTAGGGTGGAGATTGCTGCCATTAGCCCACCAGTGATGCTGGACTTGAATACGGCTGGATGAGACCACGCACTCGGTTAATCAGCTGATAACCCATCCGATAGGGGCTGGCACTGATCCCATCCATACCGACCCCACCTGTCTGGCTGACTTGTCTTGCTTGCCAGATGTCCACTGCAATTATCATCGCAGCTTCTCGTATTGCAGGGGTGCTCGCATAAGATTGGGTTTTGTGTTCTGGGCCTCTTGCGTTGCCATAAGGTACTACTTTATGAAAATTTTGATTAGCTGCTGTTTTTGCATATTGCACAAATGAATATCCGTTAGGGTAATTAATTTGACCAAATTGATACATAAATACTGGGATAAGGCTAGTTGTGCCTGTGCTTGGCGGTATTGTGCCAGTGATTGTGTAAGTTCCATTAAATGTTGAACCAC